TCTTCATAGGTGTACCACCTGCTTTAGCTGCATATTTACTTTTCATTTTTCCTGGCATTTTTTTTCTCCTTATATAAGTTGTTAAATGTTACCTCTGGGTCTGTGTAACTATCGTGTATTTCTGCTGCATGAGTATGTTGACTAGGTCTAAAATCTGGTGCACCTTCACCAGTTACCCATAAAGCAGGACTTGTTACTCTTGTTCTATTATTAGGTAAAGCTACTATATTACCTGTCCATTTTCCTGCATCTGTTAATTGTATTACATGATTTTGTTTATGTTGTGCAGGACAATCACTAATATCACTATCTGTAAAATCTACTGTAAACATATATTTACCTTTATAAAACTCATTATCTATTTTACAATACCAAGGACTAGCTGTTAATAAATCTAATTTAACTACACTATGTGTTCTTGATGAGCAGTCCCAAGGTTGTGCTAAATGTGTATCCATTCTTTCTGGAGCTTCATCTAATATTTCATCTGCTACTAATGCTGTTATTGGCATCCTTGCCCACATTGCACCACCATGTATATTATTTTTTTCTTCTATTCCAGTAAACATAACTTGAAAACTTAAACATCTATCTGGTATTGTATTAACTGCAAATGCTATTCCATGTAAAAATTCACCATGATATTTTAAATGATTATGTGTAAATTCTTTTCGTACCCAACATTTAAAATGAGGAATATTACTTATTAAATATGACAGTTAGCACCTCCATCTACGTCTTGCTTGTCTTAATCTTGAGTTAGGATTCTTCGCTGCTTTAGGAAACTTCTTCATTTGTCCTGCAGACCTAGCACAAAAACTTTTTCTTCTTGCTGCTCTTTTACCTGTTGGTTTCTTTTCAGTAACAGCAGTTTGTAATTTACTTCCAGGATTTTGTCTTCTATATTTTGCTACACCTTTTGCTGTAAGACCTGCACCTTGCTTGGTAGGTCGTTTATCACCTTTACCAATGGTCATGCCTTTCATGCCTTTACCTTTTATTTTTTTTCTAGGCATTATATTTTTCTAGTAGCTCCAAAACCTCTAAGTGCTACTCCACCACCTGCTCTCTTTTGAATTTTACCACCTGCTTTCATAAAACCCATTTCATTTCTTACAGATTTTGGAAGATTAGGTAATCCTTTATTTCCTGCAGGTATAGGTTTTAATGGTCCACCTGCTTGTCTTTTCATAGTAATTTTTTTCATTTCAGATTTAGTTAAATCTTGATATACAGATTCTCTATCTAAAACTTTTCCAGGCACATTAATTTTTTGACCTGGTTTAATTTTATTTAAATCCTCTATATTAGGATTAACTTTTTTAATTTGACCTAATGTAGCATTTGGAGTTCTTTTAGCTATTTCAGATAAAGTATCTCCTTTTTTAACAGTATAAGAACTTAAATCTTTACCACTAGCTTTTTTAAATAACTTACCTGTTGTTGTTAATCCTCCTGCTATAGCTGTTGTTTTAGCTATTGCTCTTTTTCTTTTTCTTTTAGCAACTCTTGATTCACTTTTACCTAGTGTTTTTTTAAATTTATTTGAAATATTTAAAAGTTGACCTTTTTTATTTCTAGTTACTACAGTTTGGTCTGTTTTTTTAGTAGGAGCTATTTCACCTTTTTGACCTTTATCTTGTGTTTCAAATCTACCTTTATCTCTTCTTTTAACACCTCTTCTAGCTACAGTTCCTACTTTAAATTCACCTTTATCCCTAACAGCTTTTTTTGGTAAACTTAAAAAACTTCTTTTAAATTCTGTTATTGCTTTACCTGATAAATCTTTAGCTTTATTAACAATGCTTGATACTTTTGATTTATCCATAGTTTTTAACTTAGATATAACTTTAGGACCTAATTTTGTAGCTACTTTAGTTCCTACATTTATTCCTTGAATTAACATAATTATTCTCCTACAGTTTTATATTCTCTAGGTTCTTCTTTAATCTGAGCTTCAATTGGTCCTCTTACTCCAGGTCCTTTTCTAGCAGCACCATAACCTTGACCAGTTGGCTTACCACTTGTATCATGACCTGTAGATTTATTAATAGTTCTTGCATTAGCTCCTACTATTAAAGTACTAGTTTTTATTTGCATTTTTTTTCCCTTTCTTTTTTTTCTTTTTCTTTTTATTATTAACTTTTGTTATTTGCTGTATTACATTAATTCTACTAATAGTCATTACTGTGCTCCTTGTAATACTGGATTAGGACCACCTGAAGGATTGTTAGCTGATTGCATATCATCTTGTCTTGTTCTTCTAGACTGATTACGTAAAGCATCTATTGAATTTTTATATTTACCTTCCCAGTTTGCTAGTGTTTGAAAATCTTTTATAAAGTATGTAGCTTCTACCATACATGCTGCAAATAAAGCATTATAGCAAAACTCACTAAAATAATTTGATGTTGTTACACTTGTACCTGTAGCACTAGCTAAAGCTAAAGGTCTACGTGTAAATTGTATTTCACCTGATACTGCAGATGCAGGTGTTGGTGTAATATAAATTTGTGTATTAGTTTTTCTTGAATAATATCTTGGTGTACCTGTTGATGCACTAGCAAAAGGAAAATAGTCTATTGCATACTCATAAGGTCTTTGTAATAAATTAATTTTTGAATTAGCAGGAACTGCTGTAGTTGAAACACTTGTGGTATAGTTTACATTTCTTACAACTAATGTATCAGCAGGTAAACTAACTACTGGGTCAGAAGCTGTAAATGAAAAAGTAGAGTAGTTATCTAAACCAGAGTCATCTAGTTCTTTTACTATTCTACCTTCAGCTTTTTCAACAAAGTAAGGAATATGTTCCTCAAATTCTGTTGAGTTATTTTCTATAGTATTTATTATATCTGTTTTAAGAAACGAATAATTAGGCACTATATTATCCTACAAATAAAGTACATGAGCTTCCATCAGAGGGTAAAGATACACTTACATTACCACTAAATCTTACTCCTTGGTCACCTATATAAATATCAGTTGCACTACTTACAAGAACTTGAAATTTTATTTTATCTGCTCCACCTTCTGATAAAGCAAAAGTACCTCCTGCAGTTACTGCAACTGCATGTATAGCAACAACTCTAGTAACATCTGATGTAGTCACAATAACTCCATTAGTTGCACCTGTAAAAAATTTTGATGTTATATTATTAGCCATTTTAAATCCTTATAGTAGGGAGAGTATATTTCAACTCTCCCTAATTATTAATGGTTAGGCACCTTGATTACCAAACCAACCTCTCCAGTCAGATACTCCAAAAGAATATCTTTCTCTGGCTTTGAAACGTAAGTTTCCAGTATCAAAATCTGGCTCCATCTTAGTTTGTAAAGGTGTTCTATTGAACATCTTTGAACCATTAGGAACATCAGTTTTAATAAAGAAAGCATTAGTGTCAGTAAATCTTCTGTTAGTAAAATAACCACTTGGGAATACTCCTAAGTTTCTAACAGAGTTTATGTCATTATCTGCACTACCTACAATTCCTGGTGTATTTAATAATACATCACATGTAAACATTAAGTCTACAGGTACGTGTAAAGATACAGCAGATGAACCAATTAAGATTCCTCTATCATCTTTAAACTTTTGAATTGCAATTACAGCAGATTCTAGACTTGCTTCTGAGATTGCTGCTGCTGTACCTATATTACTTTGATTACCATCACCAACAGTTGGATGTGCAGTATTAAATAAACTTACTCCATCACCTTGTGCTGTACTGAATCCTTCGTTATATAGCTTTGCAGCTTTTACTTGTTTGGTATTAGCCATAGCTCTGGCTAAACCTTTTGCTCTTAATTTAGCAAAAGTATCATAAAGGTTGTCTTCCATTGCTTCTTCTGTAATAGCAAAAGCTAAAGCAATAGTCTCGTTTGTATAACGAGCTGTAAAGCTTTCTCCTGCATCATCATAAACAACAGCAGCACCTTCTTGCTTAGTTGGAGCAGTACCAAATCCTGTGAAAAGGACTTCCTCTTCAAAAGACCTATCTGAATTTTCTACTTCATATAGTGGTTCATGCTCATTATTAACTTCTCCATACTCCATCCCAAAGACAGCATTTAATCCTGGAAGGAGTTCTTTGCTTATCGCAGCTCTATTTATTGGCATAATTAATCTCCTTTCCTATTAACCTGTTACTGTTGCTGTTACGAAATTATCCATATGATTAGCAATACGCACTTCATACCAAGGATATTGGTCAGTTACACCTGCTGATGCTCCTACACCTGTATCCCATGGTGCTCTTCTTATAACTCTCAAATGACTTGTTGCCTGTGTAGGACCAGAAGCATCTAAAACATAAGCACTTTGTCCAGTCTTATGACTTCCAGTTCCTAAAATATATGGTGCGTTTACCACACCAACACCTAATCCTGCAGAACCAGTTACTGTAGCATCTGCTTGGATAAAAAATGTTTGCTCAGGGTCACTTGCAATATGAATCTTAACGTCTGTAGCTGTGGTTCCACCTGTAAAACTTCTTGCGAACTTTTGCTCTCCACTAGCATTAACGAACTGTATTCCTTGAAAAACACCTGCAATCTTAATATTATTATTAGTGCTTGGTTTTATTGTACCTGCTGATTCAATAAACACAGGGTCTCCTGTAAACAAATCTGAAGGTATTAATGCAGAAGCCACAGCAGGGCTTGCTCCATTCAAATCAATAGTTCTTATACCAGTAGAGTTAGAACCATCACCATTTTTTTTTGCGAGTTGTAATCCTCTAGGGGCATTTACACTTGCCATAGTTCATTCTCCTTTATTGTTAATAAAGCAACAAAAGATTTACTTCTGAAAACTAGCTTGTCTACCTTTTGTTACTGTGGTTTTACTAGAATTAGAAATGGGCATGCTAGAATTATTTCCTCTCATTAATTGGCTATTAACTGCTTCCATTAATTGGTCAGATTTATTTCTATAAAACTCACTTCTACTTTGGAATAACTTGGTAGGTATTTTACCTAACGCAATGTCTCCACGACAGACAGCTCCAGAGTATCTTCCCTCCACCTTCACGACTGATGTTTGTTCCATCTCAGGTACTTCTTTTATCTCAACGAATTGCCATCCTTCTTGCATTTTTTTACCAATGTATTTAAAATCATCTTGACCTTTAAGAGTTATTCTTAACCATCCAAGAGTCATTCCTTCGTTTTTGAAACGATTTGTTACTGCTTCTGGTATGTGTAAACTATCTTGTTCTTCAAACTGATAATTCATTTCTTCGTTAGTATTATTTTCTCTAAGTTGAGAACTACGTGTATTGATTCGTGTCATATTATTTACCTCCACGTTGCATGTTTATTGTTGTATACTCACCTTCAGCATTAGTTGCTTTTAGTTTTTCTTGAGCATACTGTTCAAGTGGTATATTCCATTTGTTAGCTAATCTTACATCTTCTTTTGAAAGTTTAACTTTCTTATTGGAACTAGGAGTGCTACGTGTACCTCCTGCAACTACTTGAGCAGGTGACGTTTCCTGCGTACGATTTTCCTCTTTTGGTTCTACTTGTTGAGTTTGATACCTATGAGGAAAGGCTTCTTTTAATCTATTGTCGATTTCTGTGTAGTAATCGTCATCAGTTGGATTAAAACCTTCTTCTTTTAAATCTGCATCTATTGCTAGAGCAGCAGCAGTTCTTATTTTATCTTCGCCAAACCAATCATTTTGTTCTGCCCAACTTTGTGCTTTAGGGTCAGGAGTTGGTTGTTGATATTGTTGTTGAGGTTGTTGCACTTGTTGTTGTGGTTGAACCTCTGGCTCCTTAAACTGCTGTTTTGTTGCACCTACTGATTTTAAATCATTTTGTGCATCATTAAGAAACTCTTGTGCTTGCAATATTTTTTCTGTGTTTCCTTCTTCGTGTGCTGCTTTATAATTAGTTCTTGCAAGCTCTAACTTATCTTTTAATTGTTTTTCTGTTGCATCTAAATTTAATTTACTTATATTTGTAAATTCTTTTTGTGTATTAGTTAATCTAGATGTTAGTTCTTCATTTTGTTTAATTAATCTAGCAACTTCTTCATCTCTATCTTTTCTTTGCTTAATTAATTGTCTAATTCTTTTTTCTGCACCTTTTGTATTTATACCTTCAAGTTCTTTAGGTTCTTCTTTTTTTACTTCAGGTTCTGGTGCTTTTACTTCTTCTTTTTTTGGTTCGTCTTTTTCTACTTCAAATTCTATCTTTTCTTTTTCTGGTTTTTCAGTTTGGACTTCACTCCATTCTTGCTCTTGCTGCATTTTATTCCCTTTCGTTGCTAACGACACATACGAGTTACGTTATAATTAATATTATACTATATTATTTTAAAGTGTGCAAGTATTATTATACACTATATTTAGATAAATTAAAGGTTGGGTCTAGTGTTTTAGGACTTTCTACCTTCATAATTATCTGGTCGTCATATAAAAGAATATACTTTATTCCTTTATATTGTATCTTTTGACCTGCATGTTTACCATAACATACATAATCATTTAATTCACACCAAGGTCCTTTTGGAAACTTTTCCATATCATGATAAGCTAAATCACCCATAGCAACAACTTGTCCTACTGTAGTAAGATAAGCCATATCATCTCTGGTAGAGTCTGGTAATAATATACCACCTTTAGTTTTTTCTTTAATAGAAACAGGTCTTACTAAAATATGATACCCAGGTAAATCTGGTAATACATCTGGATTTAATTTATCTTCATCTGAAATCCACGCATCATTTTTAATACTTTTTGCCATACCTACTTGTTGCATTACTGTTCTTCTCCTTCATACATTTTTTTAATTATTGATTTTAAAACTTCTTCTGCCCATTCAACTCCTTGTATTCTTCCTACAAGTTGTTTATAGTTAGCATAATTGTCAGCTTGACCATTAGCTATATTTCTTCTTAATAAATTAAGCTCCTCGTCAAATTTACGAAGAGCTTCACTAGATGCTTCCATTATAATTCAGCACATGCATAGCAATTAATTTCTAAGCCTACATGTATTTCTTTTATTACTGGTTTAGTCCACATATTTTTCTCCTTATAAAAAAATACTGGGCAGCTTAATTACTACCCAGTATAAATTAATTATTACTGGTCTGCAAATGCAGGAGCATCAGCACCTTCTTGATAACCTGAAACATACCAGTTTGTATCATCTTTTGCTGTAAAAGTAATTTCCATTAATCCAAAATCTGTTAAAGTTAATTTTGAATTTGAGTTTCCATCTGGATAAATACTTGCAGGTGTACCAGTTATATGTATTACACCTCCAAGAAAAAAATTAGTATTTCCAGGTGTTATAAAAATAACATTTTCTGTTTCTTCTGCTCCACCACCATTAATAAATGTAAATGATAATCCTGCAGTTGGAGCAGGTAATGTAATAGTTCTATTAGCAGCTAAAGCAGGAATTACATTTATTCTACCACCATTATCTGCAGCAGTCATAGTTTTATCTTCATCAGCTAAAGCTACTGGAGCTACTACAACACCATTATTACCAAAAGTAATATTTTCTGTTATTGCTCCTGTACTTGAGTCTTTTGTAATTCCAATAAAGCCATTCTCAGACCTAATTGGACCATTAAAAGTTGTATTCGCCATAATTTATTCTCCTTAAATAAAATTAACCTGTCGTCTTGGCATGTCTGCTAGGGCAGTCGACAGGCATAAAATATCCCTAGTTACTTTCTTGTTGAGCATCTTGCATAATAGCTTTAGACATAATATCTAATAGCTTCATACTTCTTTCTCTATTATCTAAGTTTTCCATATCCATAACTTTTTGTAAAGATTGTGCTCGTATTTTTTCTAAATCTATTTGTGTTTTTTGTTCTGCTATTTCTGACTTTGCTAATAAATCTAATAGCTTCATAGTTTCTTTACTTTGTCTATCAAGGTCAGATTTTTCTTTTCTCATCATAGCAGATTGTCCTGCAACTCCTGCATCTTTCATTAGTTTAGCTTCTTCAAGTTGTAGCTTCTGAGCATCTAATGAAGATTCAACATTTAATTTTGCTTCTTCCATTTTTAATTCTTTTTCTTTTAATCCTACTTCAGCTTGTTTTAATGCAACTAATTGTTGTTCAGGTGATTGTGCTTGACCTAAAGCTTGATTAGCATTTAATACTTGTTGTGCTGCTTGAGCCATAGCCATCTCTGCTATGGTAGCTACCTGTGCTTGTTCTGGTGGTAGTTGTTCTAATCCCATTCTTGTAATACCATTTACTTGTTCTTGATATTTCATTACAGAATGTTCTTGTATATTAGCTTCTAGTATTGGTCTTAGTCTAGCCATAATAGGATTAGCACCATTTTGAGGGTCTTGTAAATATGCCATCTTTGTTTGAATATGGGCATCATGATTTTGACCTTCAAATGCTTTTATTGGAATACCTTTTGTTGCTGCCATAATATCTGATATTGGGTCCATCTGTTGTGGTTCTTTTTTAGGTGGTAATATCTGTTCTATATTAGGCATATTAGCAGCATTTAATATTGTTCTATTTAATGCTTCTATATTAAACATACCAGGAGGGGATTGCTGTGCCATTTGGAGAGCCATTTGGGCTAACATCATCCTATGTGCATTAGAAGGAATGTTAGGGTCTGAGACAGGGATTACATCAACCCTTCCATCAAAATCTTTCTTAAACACACTTTGTTCAGCATAAGGTACTTCATAAGGATACTCCATAGGTAAATATTCTGAATCTATACGAGCAAGAATTTTAAATTCTTCTCTTTGTGATTTATGCAATCGTTTATGTATAGCTGAGAAAAATTTACTAGAAGCTTCTAATAAAGCCATGGTGGTTCCAACAGGACCATAAGATGCTGCATCAGAAACAATTTGTTCTGTGCTATCAGCAAACTTTTGACCTGCTGCTGTAACGAAACCTAGCATCTGAAATAGAGTAGAGGAAGGCTCTTTATAGGGGAGAGGAATAATTGCCTTGCTGAGGTCTACTCCAGTTGCTTCGATTTCTTTAAATTCACCAGGACTTATTGGTTCATTGTCTCCAACAAGTCTAACACCTTTTGCTTTAAAACCTCCTGGTAAGTTTGCAAATTGACCTGCGTCTACTAAGCTTCTCATAGCTGCTGTTGCAGTCATAGTTAAGTTGCCTAGAAAGTGCATCAAGCCAAACCCATAAAATCCAAATCCAGGAACAAATCTGTAGTGGACAAAATGGGAAATCTTTTGTTGTTGTTTATCTTCTTTCTTATAGTTTCTTCTAATACTTAAAACAGTTCTGGATTGCTCTTCCACAGTAACAATGTAGGGAAGAGCATACTCTTCATCTATTTCTAAATAACAATGTTGTTCTAATAATGTATATTGTGGGTCACTATTATCTGTAGGAGATAATCCTAAAATAGTATCCATCTTTTCTGATAAAGATGTAGGACTAGGATAAGTTGCATCAGGTAAATCTATATCGTCATAAATACCTGTACGCATATCTTTTGCTAAATCTACTGGACTTCTATAAATAACATGTGTGTATCTATCTGCTTTATTTAAATTAGAAGCATAGTAAGAAACATAAAATTGGTCTATGGGGACAAACTCTGATACTGGTCTTTTTAAATTAGCATCATAGTAAACTTTTTTAAATGCAGAACCTATTAAAGGTAAATGAAATAACATTCTTTCAAACTCATCAAAGTATTCTGGCATCTGCTCAGTTACTTGATAGTTCATAAAATCTTTTACTCTATTTGATTGTAATTCTCTTTCAGGAGTTGACTTTCCTAATATCTGAGTTTTAACTGGACCATTTGCAGGAAACATTTCCTGTATAGCTTTTGATTGAAACTTAACTGCTGATTCAATTAACATAGGATGTACTGCTGTGCATGCACCCTCAAAAGGTTCTGATGTATCTTGTATCTTTAATCCTAATAAATCAAATCCTCTTTCAAACATAGATTCCCATTCAGCTCTAGAATCTTTGTCTGCTGTATAATTATTAATTACATTTTCTGCTATCTCTACTAACTTGTCATCATCTAAAGTATCAGCAAGATTACCATACCATTCTTGCATTTCACTTTCAGGTTCCATATCAATATTAACTTGAGTAAAGTCTACAGTAACACCACCATCATCTTCTACTTCAAATGATGGAGCATCTGTTGCTTCTTTAATTTGTTCTGGAAGTTTTACTACATTTGATATTGTTTCCTCAATTTTATCAAATGGATTTTTTTCTATTGCCATAATTTTCCCCTTTAACGCATATTATAACATTAAGTTCTCCAGTATGCAACCTTTTTTTTCA